CAATGCAAGTGTCACTGTGAATCGTGGCAGCTCTTCGAATGCATTCTTGTTGTGGAACGAAGGAACTGACAAGTGGGGATGGAGTGATGATGGAAACACGGTGACAGAGTTTGCCACTGCAGTCTTGAAGACTGGTGACACGATGACTGGTCAATTGAATATCAGTTCTGGTGGATTGTTGGTGACAGGGAATGTGGGAATAGAAACTTCATCGCCCACCTATCCTCTGACTCGAAATGGAATTACTTTGAAAGCAAAAGGTTCTGATGGTGCTGAATTTGTGATGCTCAGCAATACAGACACTGGATTTTCTGGCTTTGCTATTGTAAGAGCTGCAGCTAACACTGCGTTTGTCAATAGGACTAATGGAAGCATTACACTTTTAACTAATGATACTGAGCGAATGTTTATCTCCAATAGCGGTAACGTCGGCATTGGAACAACAAATCCAATTGCGCCACTTCAAGTGGTCGGGGAAGGACCAGGTAGTGCAGGAACTTTAAATTTAAGAGGAGCGAATTCTCATTTAGGATTAGCAAATACCTCTGGAACTTTTAGAGGATGGTTTGGATATTTTAATACCTCAAATCATGGTTCTGAAGCAGATTTAAACATTAAAACAGGATATAATGGCGCAAGTAACATCCGTATAAGTGCAGATGGTGATGGGACTGTTGCACAACTTTATATACAAGGTTCTACTGGTAATGTTGGCATCGGGACAACCTCGCCGAATAAAGCATTACATGTGGTTCAATCGACTCCGACTGGTATAGGCACTGCGCCTACTGCAGCTACTGCAATTTTTGATGGTTCTGCGAGCAATTATTTGTGGTTTAGAAATACAGCAGATACTGGCAGCTATGCTGGTTTAGTTTTCCAAGATAATAACGTTGGTGGTTATATCGCATTTAGAACATATGTCGGTACAGGCTTAAATGATGGCACAAACGGTGATTATTTAATTTATGGCACATACACTGATCACATTTTCCAAGCTGGCGCCTCAGAAACTATTGATGGAAAAACCGAAGTAGTTAGATTTAAACAAAATGGTAATGTTGGCATTGGAACTAGTGCACCAAATAAACTGGGATGGGATTCAAACGCTAAAGTATTAACAGTTTACGGTCCACAAAGAGGCGCAATCGAAATAGGTTCAGACACCGCAATAAACAACGATCAATGCGGCTCATTGGGTTTTATGTCTTCCACTACAATGAAGGGACAAATTAATTGTAGATTAGATAACTCGGGTAATGGTAGTTTATTTTTCCATGCGAATGGAACTGAAAGAATGCGTATTACTAACGCTGGAGATTTTTATTTCGGCGCTATAGATTCTTTTTTAAGCTCTACGAATTCAAACTATACAGTATTTACTATTGCTGGTCGTTCTACAACACTAGGTGGACAAATCGCGTTTGTTTCAAGTAACGGAGGTAGTCGAGGTACTATTACTGCTGATAATACTGGGTTGTATATATTCCCTACATCCAACACTGGCGTTTTTCTTGGTAATCAATTAAAAACTGTAATAGCTACAGGCGCAATTGCTGGTGGAACTGCTGGAGACAGCGTTGGATTTAATCATGCTGGTGTTTATATTGATAGAACTTGGGCAGATTACCCTGGAATGTCAGTTTGTAATCAAAATGATGCTGGAAATAGTAATCAAGCTCAATTCCGTTTTCATGGTACAAACGCATCATTCAATTCTTATCCATCAGTTTCTGGTTCTGATTTTAGCGTTCAGGTTTGGTCGGATGGCGGATTTTTTGATGCTTCAGATAGAAGATTTAAAACAAACATTACCACAATTTCAAATGCACTAGATAAAGTTGTATCATTAACTGGTAGAAGGTTTCAGACAGTTAATAGTTCTGGTGAAGCTGAGGTCAATGCTACACAAAGTGGATATAGAATCGGATTTGTTGCTCAAGAGGTTCAAGAAGCTGGGCTCGATGATCTTTACAAATATCATCCAGAAGATGACGATGGAACAGATGGATATAATAAAGCGTATGCTATTCATTATGGATCTATAACAGCGCTTCTTGTTGAATCTATAAAAGAACTTAAAACGCAGTTAGATGCAGCGTTAAATGAGATTGAAACTTTAAAGAACAAATAACTAAACCCTAAATACCTAACCCATCTCAGGAGAATCACAAATGTCAACAGTTTATACTTGGAACGTCAACACAATGGATACCGCACCATCAGAAGATGGTCTTTCTGATGTCGTGAAGGTTATTCACTGGCGTCTTTCTGCCAATGACGGCACTCACACAGCAGACACCTATTCAACACTTTCACTCGAAGCTGCAAACTCAGAAAGTTTCACAGCTTTTGCAGACCTCACCGAAGCTCAGGTGATTTCTTGGGTTGAAAGCAAACTCGATGTCGATGCACTCAAAGCTGGTCTTGATGCGCAACTCGAAAGACTTGCCAATCCACCAATCGTTGTGAAGCAAGGACCTTGGACTGCAACTGCAAACACGATCTAATTCATGTCACAAACTGTTGTCACAATTGATGTTGGTGGGACTGGAGCGAACACAGCTGCTGGTGCTTTGATCTCATTGGGTGCTGCTCCAGCGATTTCCTTTGATCAATCAAACACCGCTGTGGTCACTGCGAACATCGCAAACGCTCAAGCCACCACTGCAAACACTCAGGCAAACTTTGCTCGAGCTCAAGCGAATGCTGCTTACAATGCCGCAAACAATCGAGTGTTAAAAACTGGTGATACAATGACAGGCAATTTGAATGTTGCCGCTACATTGATCACACAGAATGTGATTCCAGATGCGAACATTACTTATGATCTCGGAACAAGCACTGCGAGATTTAAAGATCTTTGGTTGAGCAATTCAACCATTCACTTGGGTGAAGCGACGATTTCTGCTGAAAGCGGAAACGTTTCTTTTGGCAATGCAACAGTTCAATTATCAAATGTCACAAGCAAATTGAATGTGACAAATGATTTGTTTGTCTCAGGGAATGTGGGAATTGGCACAACTTCGCCCACAAGAAGAATTAGCATTGACGGTGGATCAGAAACAGCGACTTGGACTGGGTATCAACAAGCTGGAACAGAAAAATTTGTAGTTGGTTTAGATGCAAATGGAAGCCCATCTGTGTATGGGACACAAAATGCATCAATGATTTTTTACACCAACAACATCGAGCGTGTTCGAATTACGAATAATGGGATTGTTGGTATTGGAACAACGGAAACAAGTTCTGAGGGTCGATTATTCATTGGTGGTATTAGTGCCAATGAAGGCGGGCAAATAGTTTTACAACGTGCAACAAATAATACGTTTGCGACGCATATAGACAACTATATGGATTCATTCAGAATCATGGGTGGTAATAACACTACATCAACCGTATTAAATATGGTAATAAACCATAGCACAGGAAACGTTGGTATCGGAACATCTGGATCTACAGCAGTAGCACCAACTACTAGGCTTCATGTTGGTGGGACTGGATTATTTACTGATACTCTCTCTATTGGTGCCAATACAAGTACAACGAGAGTAACTTTAACCACGAATGGTGATATTCAAGAATTTTTTGCTGCAGAAGCAAACCCTAGATGGCGAATTCATAGAGATTTGTTTGGAGGTGGACAAGCTGCTATAGGATTTAACGATTCAGTTGGAACGATTGCTGCAACTGGAGGTGCTGTTGGATGTCCTACTACTAGAACATTGGGTTTCGCTACAAGTAATGGAACAAGTTTGGTAGAGAGAATGCGAATAACCAGTAGTGGGCATCTCGAACCTTCAGCTAATGCAACGTATAATCTAGGTTCTTCCACAGCACGTTGGGCAACAGTTTTTACATCCGACTTGGATTTGAGCAATGGTATTGGTGATTGGACCATAGTAGAAGGTGAAGATGATTTATTTATTTACAACAACAAACGCGGTAAGGTATACAAATTTAAACTTGAAGAGGTTGAACCTTCAATAGCAACACCAAAGAAGAATTAAAATTATGCCTGTAGAAATAGGACCTCTTATTATAACATCTTCAAGACAACTTGCACCAGATGGGAGTTCAAACTCTTATCCAGTTAGAAGTGCACTTGAATTAAAAACCAATTATCCAACTAAATCAAGCGGTTACTATTGGGTACAGTCAGAAAAAATGCCAAGCCCATTGCAGATGTATTGTAACTTAGATTCAGATTGTGATGGTGGTGGTTGGGATTTTTATCCAATTACTGGTGGAACTGCAGTGAGTTATGCTACAGAAATACATTCAGGGTTACAATATGGTTTAGATCTTGTATATCCCAGAAGCCAAGGTCATTGGAAAGCAATGTATAGATTTGTAGCAAATGTTTTGGGGGCAAGTCTTGGTACATATTTACAAACTTGTGGTAAAATTTATGCAACAGAAAAAAGTCCAGAAGTACCAACTGGTGTATACTACGGCATGAATGGAAACTACACTTCATTCATAATGAGAAATCCAAAATTTTATGGTACAGGAGCACCTGACTGGAAAGTTCCTGATGGTGGTCGATGGTGGTTGCGCGATTCAACGTTTAGTGAACCTAATGGAGATCAGTATGCAAATGGTTTTTTAGGATTATATGCTGCAAGTTACTCGCTAGGTTCTGATGGTGCTTTAAGTGGATTTAATGATGGTGGTGCTTATAGCACTGGAACATCTTATCTTGTTTCAACTAATTTAAAGGGATAATGCAATGCCTATAAATGTTGGTGGCACATTAACAATTAGTAACACAAACATGATACCAGGAGATGGATCATCAAGCACAAATCCTGCAAGATCAGGATTAGATCTTGCTAGAAATTTTCCTGATAAGTCTTCTGGTTTTTATTGGATTCAAACTGACAAAATGCCTAATCCACTTCAAATGTGGGTTGATATGACAGAAGAAGGTGGTGGATATGACTTTTATTTTATTACATCAGGACCCTCTGTAAATTTAGTTACTTTAGATAATGGCGGAACACCACTTGGGTTAGATTTGGTTATGCCAAGGAGTAAGTTTCACTGGCGAGCAATGTCAAACGCAGTTAGAGACCAGAGACCATCTGGAGCTTATTCTGATTATTTTGCCACAGTTTATGGCGTCTATACAGAAACTCCAGGAAATTACACCTCTGTCATTATGAGAAATCCTGTGTATTATGGCAGTGGTTCTTCCGCACATAGAGTAAAGGATGGGGGAAGATGGTGGTTAAGAGACACAACATTTGGTGAGCCAAACGGTGACTATCCTCCCTTTGGATTATTAGGTGGGTATAGTCAACCTGCTGTTAATTATGATCTTTCTGATTTACAATTTAATGATCTTACATCAGGTCAATTTACAGGAAATTACTACCTAGTATCAACGAATGCAAAGGGTTAAATAAAATGAAACAAAATTATTATATAAGAGCAGCAATAGAACTAGGTGTAATAGAAGACACATTTGGATATGGTTTAACAGAAGAGGGGATTGTAAAGCCCGATCATTCTATTCAGCCAATCACAAATGCTATCAATGATAGAGCTGAATATTATAGCAACCTTGAAATTGTTAGACGGAAGCGAGATGAATTATTACAAATGACTGATTGGGTTGGTAATGAAGATGTTCCAGATTCTACTCTAAAAACTGAATTGAGAATATATCGTCAACAGTTAAGAGATATAACTTCTCAAGTTATGGAAAGCGAAACTTTGAATATTGAATGGCCAATTGATCCGAGATCTGCAAATGTCACCTCACTTCTCTTATCAGCCAACACTTAGTAAATAAATACAACAAGAATTCAGAGAATTTTTAAATGACAACAATTGTTTCCATAGAACAAGGCGGTACAGGATCTAATAATGCTGCAGATGCACGTGCAGCATTGGGAATTTCGTCAGCCACAGAGTTCTTGGAAGCTGGAAACACGGTCTCTATTTCAGTTAATAGTGCTTCTATCCTTTCTGCAAAACGTCTTAATTTCGTAAATACTGCGAATATTGTAATTGCAGTTACAGATGCAGGAAACGGTAACGCCAATGTAGAGTTTATTGGAACTGGCATTCAAGGACCTCAAGGCGTTCAAGGTCCATCCGATGGCGCTCAGGGAACGCAAGGTGCTCAAGGCACACAGGGACTTCAAGGCATTCAGGGATTAATTGGAACAGGCATTGAAGTTAAAGGAACAGTATTTGACCCAGTAAATCTCCCAATGATGGGAAACACTGTTGGCGATGTATACTTTGTCACTTCTGATGGGCATTTATACGTTTGGAATGGAACATCGTGGGATGACGTTGGTCAAGTTTCTGGTCCTCAAGGTCCACAGGGAGCTCAAGGTCTTCAAGGCACTCAGGGTGCTCAAGGAACTCAGGGAACGCAAGGTCTACAGGGAACTCAGGGCGCTCAGGGTTTACAGGGCACTCAAGGCACTCAAGGTCTTCAAGGGATTCAGGGTGAGCAGGGTCTTCAAGGTCTCCAAGGAATTCAAGGTGTTCAAGGCGAACAGGGGTTGCAAGGTGTTCAAGGCACTCAAGGCATTCAAGGTGAACAAGGTATACAAGGTTTAGATGGTGCCTTTGCTGCTCAGGGTGTTCAAGGTGCAGCTGGTCCAGGAAATATTATTGATGCTACTGATGATTCCTCAACTGCAGTTCTATTCCCAGTCATGGTTGGAGCAGCAGGTTCTTCTGAAACTCCAAAAGTTTCTACTTCGAAGTTTGTGTTCAATGCATCAGAAGGTGATCTAAAAACTAAATTCCGTGGATATAGTGAGAATGTAATCTCACAAACGGTGTCTTCTGGATCTTACACTGCAAATTTATCTTTGACAAATATATTTGATTTGACATTACAATCAAATGTGACAATTACATTCTCCGATGCGCCACCTTCTGGAACTGCAATTCCTGTGACGCTCATTTTGCGTCAGCCATCAACAGATGGAAACACTGTCACATATTCAAACACAGTATATTGGTCAAATGCAGAAGAGCCAGTGTTGTCTTCTGGTATTGCTGGAAAACTAGATGTAATCACTTTATATTCTGTTGATGGTGGATCTATTTTCTATGGTGGTCACGCGCTTGCAAACGTTGGATGAGGAATATAAATGTCAAACGTTGTTTCAATTAATAAAAATAATCGCATAGAAACTTTTGAAGGTATTCTTAAGTCATATCGAGAAAAGATTAAGCGAGTTAATGCAACAGAAAATGTTCTCGTTTTAAATCTAGATGAAGCGAATATTTTTCACATTAAATTACGCAAGAATTTAATAAATATCACTTTTGATAATTTACCAGAGGCAGATTATAGTTATTCTTGCACTCTGATCTTGAAACAAGATTCTCAAGGTTATCGTAAGGTCGTTTTTCCTGAGAATGTTTATTGGTCTTTTGGTGAAGTTGCTGTATTATCAACAAAACCAGAATATGCTGATGTGATCACGCTAATGACTTTCGATGGCGGCGAAACATATTATGCCACACATGCATTAGCCAATTTAGGAAAATAAAGGAGGTTATTTAAAAATGGCTAATTTAGTTAAAATCAAAAAAATTCACATCTACACTGCAATGACTGAAGATGCTGCTGAGTGCTGGGAAGCACTTAAACTTTTGCGGGACAACAATCTTCCAATTACACATTTGAATTGGCGCGATGATACTGAATTGCATAACGTCTATGAGCCATTGAGCACATGGAACTATTCAGACGGAACTGTAGAAAGTGGCGTTATCAAGAAAGAATTCAATAAAATGCCAATTGTTCATTGGGAATGTGTTTACGATGATGACTTCGTTGGAGTCAATGCCGCTCAAGGATTAACTGAGCTGCAAAATTCACAATTGATGGCAAATCTTGATAAAGTTGTACGACCAGTCACTGAATAATTGAATTAATGCCACTAGCTGCGACGACACTTAGAAGAACTCGAGTCAAAGCAGGCAGCATCACATTCACTGGTGATGCTGTGTGGACAATTCCATTTGGCGTTCGTAAAATTGTTGTCACTGGTACTGGTGGTACAGGCAATTCTGGTAATCCAGGAAATCCAGGAAACAATGGCGTTGCAGGAAATGGTGGCGCAGGGGGAAATGGTGGCGCTGCTGGCAACGCTGGCAATCCAGGTGCTCAAGGAAATTCTGGCAATCCTGGAAACACTGGAACAAATGGTGTCGGAGGAGCAGGTGGTCCTCGTGGAAATGCAGGAAACCCAGGAGCCCAAGGAAATTCTGGTAATCCAGGATCCAATGGAGTAGGTGGTGCTGGTGGACCAAGAGGAAACGCTGGCAATCCAGGTGCTCAAGGAAATTCAGGCAATCCTGGATTCAATGGTAATGGTGGTGCTGGGGGCAATGGTGGCGCTCGAGGAAACGCTGGTAATCCAGGAAATCCTGGAGCTCAAGGAAATTCTGGAAATCCTGGATCTAATGGTACAGGTGGAGCTGGTGGCGCTAGAGGTAATGGTGGCACAGGCGGTGGTGGCGCTAATGGCGGAAATGGTGCATTTGGTCCTGCAAACAATGGTAATGCTGGAAGTGCTGGCATTAATGGTACTCCAGATTTTGCAGGTGGACCTGCATTTGGTAATTTTGGAGCTGCGGGGCAAGGTGGTGGACTTTCTAACGCACCACCATGCTATTCTGGTGTTGGCTATTATTATGGTGGATTTGGTGGTAATGGCGGAAATGCTGGTAATGGTGGTGTAGGTTCTGCTGGTGCAGGTGGAAATGCTGGTGCCAATGGAAATCCTGGAAATACTGGCGCCAATGGAAATCCAGGATTTGGCGCGAACCCAGGAGCTGCAGGAAATCCAGGAGCTGGCGGTAATGCTGGTGGAAATGGTAATCCAGGAAATCAAGGTGCAAATGGAAATGGAGCCAATGCAGGATCCGCAGGTGCTCCAGGAAATGCTGGTGCCAATGGAAATCCTGGAAACCAAGGTGCCAATGGATCTGGCGCTAACGCAGGATCCGTAGGTGCTCCAGGAAATGCTGGTGCCAATGGAAATCCAGGATCAGCAGGAAATACTGGTGCTGCAGGAAGCAATGGTACTGGTGCAACAGAAGGAAATCCAGGAGCTGCAGGAAATTCAGGAAACTCTGGTATAGCAGGCAATCCAGGAGATGCTGGTGCTCCAGGAAATGCGACAACTTTTGTTGCAAGTTCTTTTGTAACATTCTCAACGATTTCATTACCAGGAGGCGCAGGTGGTAATGCTGGCGCTGCTGGCGCTGCGGGTAATGCAGGAACTCCAGGAAATTCTGGAGAAAATGGTAATCCAGGAAATAACGGTGTTGCTGGCAATGGTGGCGCTGGTGGTGCAGCAGGCAATGGTGGAGCTGCTGGTAATCCTGGAGCCCAAGGAAATTCTGGAAATCCAGGGTCCAATGGAGTAGGTGGCGCTGGTGGTCCACGTGGAAATGCGGGAAATCCTGGAGCCCAAGGAAATTCTGGAAATCCAGGGTCCAATGGAGTAGGTGGCGCTGGTGGTCCTCGAGGCAATGCTGGTAATCCAGGAAATCCAGGAGCTCAAGGAAATTCGGGCAATCCTGGAGCCAATGGTCCTCAAGGAAATGGCGGTGCTGGTGGTGCTAGAGGGAACGCTGGAAATCCAGGAGCTCCAGGAAACGCTGGAACTCCAGGAGGAGGCGGCGGCGGTGGCGGCGGTGGCGGCGGTGGCGCTGGTTTTACATTTAATTTTGATGTATGTCCTGGAGGCACTGGAGGCACAGGAGGGGCAGGTGGAAATCCAGGATCAGGTCCAGGAGGCGCGGGAGGCACGGGAGGTTTATTTGAAGGAGCTCCTGGTGATGCAGGAAGTCCAGGAAGTCCAGGAACTGCAGGTCCAAATGGAAATCCAGGAGCAAATGGAAACGGTGCAAATGGTGGATCTGCTGGTGCTCCAGGAAATGCTGGAGGCGGTGGTGCTAATGGTAATCCAGGAAACACTGGAGCAAGTGGAAATGCAGGATTTGGCGCAAACGCAGGTTCTGCTGGTGCTCCAGGAAATGCTGGTGCCAATGGAAATCCAGGAAATCAAGGCGCGAGTGGAAACGGTGCAAACGCAGGTTCTGCTGGTGCTCCAGGAAATGCTGGTGCCAATGGAAATCCTGGAAATCAGGGAGCCAGTGGAAGTGGTGCAACTGGAGGTAATGCTGGTTCACCAGGAGCTGCAGGAAATCCAGGAACAAATGGTCAAAGTGGAAATGCTGGCGCAGCAGGAAATCCAGGAGCAAACGGCACTGGTGCGACTGATGGCGGTCCAGGTGGTTCTGGTAATGCAGCAGCCCCAACAACTGCTCCAACAACAATGTCCAAAACTGTGTCAAGAAATGCTACGGTCAACATCTCAGTTGGAACTGGAAGCTCATCAGGCAGCATAACCATCTCCTGGCCAAATCAATAAGGGTTTAGAAGCGAAGCTATATAATTGATCATGTTGGAGTTATTATGTTTTTTGATAAATTCAAGTCTGTTATAAAAACGCCTGAAATTGAATTCTTGTGTCACGAAGACGATTATGGTATCATCCCAGAACCATATCCAGCGCGCAAACTTGTTCCAGAGTGGTTCAAGGCTCTTCCGCCAAAAGTTGATAGAAAGAATAAAATTGAAAATAGCACAATCAAAAGATGTGCGCCATTCTTAGACGCAATGTCTGTTGGATGGATTATCCCTCTTGCTGCTGATGTCGAATTCATCACAAACAGTGACGCGAGTGGGGTAAATTATAAGTGGACATTCTACAAAAAAATGGTTGAAAATCATTCAACTGAGCAAATTTCCACGCCTTCAGCTCCACATCCTGAACTGCCAAAACCACCATTGAAGTTTTTGAACTGGTGGGCTATCAAAGTTCCGCATGGATATTCTGTACTGTTCGTTCCACCTCTGAACAGACCAGATCATCGATTTACTTGTATGTCTGGATTTGTAGATTGTGATGGATATTTTGAGTATATCAATTTTCCATTTATTTTTAATCAACCAAATTATACTGGAATTATTGCTGCTGGTACTCCAATGGTGCAAGCAATTCCGATTAAACGAGATGGGTTATTGAAAAAATCAAGAATCAGATCCTTCACAAAAGACGATCATGACGACCTAGAAACAACAAGAAAACGAAGAAAGGTTCATGAGAGCATCTATAGAGATTTTATTTGGAGTAGAAAATAATGTCATTATATCAATTTGTTCCCTCGCCTGATTTGTCAACAAGAGAAACCAATTTCATGACATGGGAGAATGGATTCTCTGATTCTCAAATTGCTCGCATCATAGAGATTGGTGAAAAGCAACCTATGCAACCTGCAACTGTAAGCTCTGATAACTCTTTTGATGTCGTAGATCAAATTCGAAAATCTGAAGTTTCATGGATTGCAAATACAGAAGAAAGCACCTGGATCTATGATTCCATGGCTTATATTTGTAGAATGTTAAATGGACAATTTTTTGGTTTTGATCTGTATGGATTTATTGAAGATTTTCAATATACCGTTTATCGTCCAGGTGGTGATCATTATACTTGGCATATCGATAAAGGAATGATCAATAACTCCCCAAGAAAACTGTCAATGGTTCTGCAGTTATCTGACCCTTCTGAATATGATGGTGGTGATCTTGAATTTTATGTTCAAAGTGAACCAATTAAAGCAGAAAAGAAGAAAGGGATAGTTTATGTGTTTCCTTCTTGGATTCTTCATCGAGTCACTCCAGTCACTCGAGGAACAAGAAGGTCGCTTGTTATGTGGGTTGCAGGACCGAAATTCAAATGACGCAAGAAAAAAGAGAATATAAGGTTGACCCAGAAGCAGAAAGAAGGTATAATATCTGCAAGAACTGCGAAAATAACGTAGAAAATCATTGCAAGCTATGCGGATGCTGGATTTTTCATATGGTTAACGATGAAAACGGTGAATGTATGGCTGACAAATGGTGATATATATACTGTGCACAGTGAATCATGATTCTTAAATTTATAATAACCTAGGAGTTTTACGATTATGAACGAAGAAAATGCAAAAAAAGTGAGCCTTGAATTGACGCTCGATGAAATCAACGTTGTTCTTGCTGGTCTCGGTGAGTTACCAGCCAAAACCTCATTGAATGTAATTGATAAGGTTCGTTCACAAGCTGTTTCTCAGCTTCAGGCTCAACCTGCAGCTCTTGAAGAGAAAGCAGCAGCTGAATAATCTCGGTTGCAATCAACCGCAAAAAGCCTCCTTCATGGAGGCTTTTTTGTTTAAAAGTTCCACTCTTAAAATACCTAAATAAGAGAAATCTACAACTTCAGGATTTCCTCAATGGCATCACCAGCATCCCGAACACAATTAAAAGATTATTGCCTTCGAAAGTTAGGATTTCCAGTTATCGATCTAAATCTTGATGATGATCAAATCGACGATCGAATCGATGACGCATTGCAGAAGTTTCGCAACTATCACTATGATGGCACAGAGGAAATCTATCTTGCGCATGAAGTGACCGCAAATAACATTGCGCAAGGGTACATTGACGTTTCAGATAATATAACAGGAATCACAAGAGTTCTTCCTGTAAGTGGCAGCAGCATCAGCTCAACGGCATCACAAGGCTTTAACATTTTTGATATTAACTATCAAATTCGTTTAAATGATTTCTATAATCTATTGTCAAGCTCATACACTTACTATGTGATTGCGCGACAGCATCTTTCAATGCTCGATATGATCGTGACTGGAGAGATTCCATTTACGTTTAACAAAAAGACGAATCGAGTTTATTTACAAATGAATTGGGCTGGGAGAGTAGATGAAGGGCAATACATCGTCTTTCAATCATATAGAATTACAGATCCTGACACTTACAGTAAGGTCTTCAATGATACATGGTTGAAGTCGTACACCACTGCATTGATCAAACGTCAGTGGGGATCAAATCTTACCAAATATGCCAACTATACACTTCCTGGTGGTCTCACTGTAAATGGCGAAAAGATCTATGCTGATGCGGTTGAAGAGGTGGCAAAGTTAGAAGAAGAATTGAGAGACGTCTACGAAGCACCACCTCAAATGATTGTAGGGTAATAGTCTCCCATGGGAACCTCAGTATATTTCAACAACCAAGGTGCAACAAGAGAACAGTTTCTTGTTGAGGATTTGGTCATCGAATCAATTAAAAATCATGGCATCGATGTATTTTACATTCCTAGATCTTCTCGTTCTTCATTAGATGAATTATTTGGCGATGATCCAGTAAAGTCTTTTGATTCAGCATATCCAATGGAAATGTATCTTGAGACATTCAACGACTTCGAAGGTAATCAAGAATTCTTTTCAAAGTTTGGTCTGGAAGTTCAAAAGAATGCTCGTGTTGCTCTTGCTCGTAGAACTTTTGAGAAATATTTGCCAACAACAATAAGAAATACTCCGAAGGAAGGTGACTTAATTTGGCTTCCTGTGCAACTAAAGTTGATGGAAATTACGTTTGTTGAGCAAGAAAAAAACTTCTTCCAATTAGGTAAATCTGCGGGAAGAGGCGGTGGAATTGATGGTCGAATTTTACCATATATGTATGGACTAGAATTGCAATTGTTTAAATATAATGGCGAGTTCTTTAATACTGGAATTCTGGAAATCGACGCAATTCAAGATTCAAAATCATTTTCAGTCTCTTACACGATGCAGGCAGGTGGGTTTTCTACTTTTGAAGAAAGTGAACAAGTTTATCAAGGTGCATCTTTACAAGCTGCAACAGCAACCGCATATGTTGCTGAATGGGATAGACCAAATTTGACATTAAAATTAAGAAATATCAAAGGCGCATTTTCTGAGAATGTTGCAATAGTTGGTGTCACTTCTGGCGCAAGCTGGACGATGGTAAGCGGCAATACACAAGAAAATTCCAATGAAACTTTTGATGATAATTTTAGAATTGAATCAGAAGCAGACGATATTTTAGATTGGACAGAGTTAAATCCATTTGGAACGCCAGACGAATAGACGATCAATTAAATGCTATCAAATCAACACTTTTATCATAGAATAACTCGTAAAATTGTCGTAGGTTTTGGTACGATGTTTAATAACATTCGTATGGTTCGTTATAACAAAGCAGGTACAACAGAAATTGAAAGAATTACTGTTCCGCTGTCATATGCTCCAAAAGAAAAATTCTATGCTCGACTTGCGCAAGATCCAAATTTAAGTCAAAATGTACAGCTTGTTCTCCCAAGAATGTCATTTGAATTAAATTCCATCACTTATGATCCGTTGCGAAAAATTAGTTCTCACATTGATAACTTTGACATAGATTCTAATGGTATCGTTAAAAGAGTCAAAGCAACGCCATATAATTTCGATTTTACGTTGAACATTTATGTTCGAAATACTGAAGATGGCACTCAAATTGTAGAACAAATACTTCCATACTTTTCACCAGACTATACACTTACAATAGATCTAATTGGATTAAATAATCTAAAAGTAGACGTTCCGATTATTCTAAACTCAGTTTCTTATGATCTTTCAAATGACACTGGCGCTCCAGAAGACACTCGAGTAATTATTTGGACGCTATCTTTTACTGCAAAAGCATATTTGTATGGTCTAGTAACAGGAAGTTCTGCAAGTGATGTTATTCGAAAAGCTATTGCAAATACGCATTTGTTAAATACGAATAACACAGATGATAGAGAATTAAACTTCAGTACAGGCACAGGCAACTTTAAAATTGATGAGCTTGTATACGAAGGAAGAAGTCTTGAAACTGCAAATACAAGTGCATTTGTAAGATCATGGAACCCAACTGCAAATCAATTGGTGGTATATGATTCAACTGGTGTTTTTGAAGTTGGAAGAAAGATTAAAGGTGCTGTGACTGGAGCTGCGTGGACATTATCCTCGACTCAAATATATTCAAATCAAGTTGTACATTATGCAGTTCTTCCAGACCCATTAACAGCGAATGCAAATAGTGATTTTGGATTCACAGAGATTTTTCAAGACTATCCAAATATTGGTAATTTCGAAGTTGCGGATAGCTCACTACTGTCAAGTGACAGCGAAACATTAACAGCAGACGACAATAACGGATAACAAAGATGGCACAACAAACAATTAATGTAGGTTCAGCTGCGAATGACGGAACAGGCGATAAACTTCGCACCGCATTTACAAAAATCAATTCAAACTTTGATGAACTGTACACAGGCGGCGTAGTCGGTCCTCAAGGTCCGCAAGGCACAACTGGATCTACTGGACCACAAGGCGCACAGGGTACAAATGGAACACAAGGTGCCCAAGGAACCACGGGCACGCAAGGTGTTGGTGGTTCATTAAATGGTACATCTTTTGAGTACAACTTCAGCAACAATACTGACGAAACTGATCCTGGAACTGGAACATTTAAGTTTAATAATTCTGATCTGTATCTTGCAAATAATGTCTTAATTGATACGTTTGATATCAACAACGTCAATGTTAAAGCGTATCTTGCTACTGTCGCAAATTCATCCTCTGCAATTAAGGGACACATTCGATTCGGTGAAATTGCTAACTCTGCTAATTTTGCTCTATTTGATATTTTAAATTCAATACAAATTAACGGATATGTTTCCTTTGAATGTAGTTGGTCTGCAGGTAGTGCAAACACCTTCCCAGCAAATGATCCTGTGTATCTAACATTTGATAGAACAGGCGACAAGGGTGAGACTGGAAACACTGGAATTCAAGGTCCAGAGGGCACACAAGGTGTTCAGGGTGAAACTGGAAATACTGGAATTCAGGGTCCAGAAGGGACTCAAGGTGTTCAGGGTGAGACTGGATTGCAGGGTCCACAAGGTGTCCAAGGTGCTGCGGGATCATATAATCAAGATCTCAATACCACAGACAGTCCTAACTTTGTAAACCTAGGATTGTCAGGACCAGAAGAAGTAAATTACGCTACACTATCAATCGCCACTGATCAGCATCTTTACATTGGCGTAAATAATACTAGTACAGGCGCTAAAACATTCCAATTTGAAACAGACGGTAGTTTTCTTCTCGAGGGATCAGTATATGTTGATGGCGACATTTATGGTGGCGCTGCAAGTAGATTGTATTTGTCTGGTGATGAAGGAGTTGGTTCACCAAGCATAAACATACCAAACAATATAAATGGCGCCAATACACCTATAGCTATCGACAATCAATTTGGTGGAGGTGTACAAGTAACCACTGCCACTGGTTCATGGCTATTCGACGATAGTGGCGACTTAACCGTTTCTAATTATATTAAATTTGAAGCAAACACCATTATTGGAGATGAACCTGGTGCGGGAGTTCCTGTATTTAGAATTGATGCTCCACTTGGGTTAGGTATATCTCTTACATCTGATAGTGATATAAGTGGCAATAATTATTCTTGGACATTCCATGCAAATGGCATATTAGAATTTCCAGATAACACCTCACAAAACACTGCATTTACAATAAGCCCAAATTTAAATTTTACTACAACAGAAAATTTAAAAATCAACAGTGGTGCACAAGAAAAATATCAAACCATTGCAAATGCGAATGGAACAGTAACACATGATTGCGCTAATGGACAACTATTTTATCATGACTCTCCAGACGCTAACTGGACCGCAGATTTTACAAATCTTGAATTAACGAATGGATATGCAACAACATTGACACTAGTCATCAATCAGGGTGCAACTGGTTATTATGCCAACTCAGTTTTAATTAACAACAGCAGTACAACAATTAATTGGCAAGGCAATACAAATCCAATCGCAAGTAATAATAGAAAAGATGTTCTCACATTTAGCTTGTTGAAGACTGGTGAAAATTTTGGTGATGTGATTGTATTGGGTCAAATGACAGGATTCTAAATGTTTAGTTTAATTTCAAGATCATTTGCGTTTGGTCAATATGTGGGAATACCTAATCCCGCATTGTATCTTGATGCATTGCATTATTCTGGATCTGGTTCTACTTGGCAATCATTTACAGGTCCTGATGCTACATTAAACAATGCTCCAACTTTTACAGCAACGTCACCAACATTTTTTGAGTTTGATGGCGTAAATCAATATGCCGAGTTTACGCATGACAATGCACTTAAACCTACTAATGCTATAACACTAGAACAGTGGATTACAGCAGATGATTGGACAGCTGGCGACAGTATCAACTATCTTGCTTCATTAAGTTGCACTCAAGGTGGCGGTTATGCTTATTATATTTGGGCAGGAACATTTTATCCTTATGTGAGATCTGGTGGCGTATATCAAATTCCATCAGCTAATGTGAGCAGTTTTACAGCTGGTTCATGGCATCATTTCGTCACTACATTTGACGGACAATTTACTCGTCTTTATATCGATGGCGTATCAGCCAACACTGTAAACATGGGCACTTCTGGGAACGCAATAGGATACGATATTGATAATAGCCTATTGATAGGTGCAGAGGCTACAGGAACCACTGGCGCGGCAGGTCAATACTGGGATGGTAAGATTGGACTCACTCGTGTTTGGAATAGACCTTTATCTGAATCGCAAGTAAAATTATTGTTTGATTCAAATAAAGTTAGATTTGCAAATCCAACCGTTGTCACTGACAGCCTAGTTGTAAATCTAGACGCAGGTGATGCTAATTCATATCCAGGTTCTGGGTCAACATGGACTGATCTTGTTGATGCAACAAATTACACTATTGCTAACGGAACATTCGATAGTGCTAATGGTGGTAGTATTGTATTTGATGGCACAAGCACCTTTGTAGATATTGGTATACCATTGAGTGGTGGTTCTAATTTTACCAAAGAAGCATGGGTCAATGCCGATGTTGTTACAGGTTCTCGTAATATCCTAAGTTCTGCGAATAATGTTTTGTGGAACAATGGCTCTACGTTATCAGGTGGCGTTGGCGGTGCATTCTCATCTGTTACAAGCTCAAGTTTCCCATCAGGTCAATGGCGACATGTTGTCCTTACGTTTGATGACTCGATTAATACAATGCGTTTGTACATCAATGGAACTCAAGTTTCTCAAAACACAAACGTTACACAAAGTTATATCAGCGAAACTGAACGTATCGGTGCGCATTTCTTCAGCGGCAACCCTGTAAGTTTCTGGGATGGTAAAATTGCGCAAGTTAGAGTTTATAGCAAAGCACTTAGCAATACTGAAGTGCAAACTAATTTTGACAGCACTAAAGCGCGATATGGTTTATAATTAAATAAGTAGAATATTATGAGTGAAGTAGATAAAAATTTAGCAGAAATTTTAAATACAGATTATGTTCCTGCGGTGAAAGAAGATAAACCTATCACCATTCATCAGGACGAATCTGTAGATCCTGATGCACATTATTCTCGTGCGAATTACTATAATCTAATCGAAAAGGGCAACGAAGCTCTTGATGGCATTTTGGAAGTGGCGAAAGAAAGTCAGCATCCAAGAGCATATGAAGTAGCAGCCAATATGATCAAGAATCTCTCTGACGTCACAGAGAAACTCATGATTCTTCAAAAGCAGCAACAAGAACTCAAACCAAAAGATCAAGTTGCTTCGCCAACAAATATTAATGTGGACAAAGCAGTATTCGTTGGTTCGACTGCTGACTTATTGCGACAATTAAAAAATGAATCCAATAGCGACAAGACTTAAAAATTATCTCGGTAATCCACGCCTAAAGCGCGTGAACATGGCAATGAATCTTACGGAAGAACAAGTCCGTGAGTTCGTCAAGTGTGCCGAAGATCCAACCTACTTTATCGAACACTATGTTAAGATCATCACTCTTGATCGAGGATTCGTTCAGATTGAACTTTACCCATTTCAAAAACAAGTTGTCAATGATATCAATGACAATCGTCGTGTAATCGTAAAAGCTGGTCGTCAGGTCGGTAAGACAACAATCATTGTTGGTTATATTCTTTGGTATATTCTTTTCAATCAAGACAAAACCGTCGCGATTCTTGCTAACAAAGCCAGCACGTCAAGAGAAATTCTTGCTCGCATTAAGTTAGCCTATGAAGCATTACCAATGTGGATTCAACAAGGCGTCAAAGTTTGGAACAAGGGTGACATTGAATTAGAAAACGGATGTCGTGTCTTGGCTAACTCTACCGCATCTAGTGCGATTCGTGGTTTTTCCATCTCGCTATTGTATCTTGACGAGTTTGCATTCGTTCCGAGTAATATCGCTGAAGAATTTTTTACTTCTGTTTATCCCACGATTTCTTCTGGTACAACCTCTAAGATTTTAATCTCTTCAACACCGAATGGCATGAATCACTTCTACAAGATGTGGACAGAAGCTGTTGAGGGGCAGAATGGATTTACTCATGTCGAGGCAAACTGGCGTCAGGTTCCTGGAAGAACGCAGCAATGGGCTGATGAGCAGCGCAGAGTTCTTGGTGAAGA